TCCAAGTGAGGTAAAACGAAATAATCAGGAAATTATAAAACCCGCTAACCTTTGATGTTAGCGGGTTTTTTATTGGAGCTGGTGGACGGACTCGAACCCCCGACCTGCTGATTACAAGTCAGCAACTACTTTCCTATGCGTGCATTGAATTGACTGCATTTAAAAGCTGTTTCAAAATGTTTTCACAATAGTTTTCACAACTTTTTATACAATTTTTGAACAATTATAAGCAACAAAGTTGTGGAGATGTTGTGAAGAACGCCCTGGATTTTTGAGGTAATGATTTTATATTACCTACCTCCAAAAAACGCCTAGAAATCGAAAATAGAGTGTCGGTTTTGCTAAAAAAGGGCATAAAAAAAGAACCCCTCTTTCGAGGGGTCATAATAAGGAGGATGAGTCATGTCTCTGCGAAATTCTTAAAGCCTCTGGCCACTGCCTGAGCAAGTTGCTCTATGTGTAGTTGGTCCTTGCAGGTATCCAGAGGAAGCAATTCTACAATCACGCAAGTAGTTGAGCCGGTATTTCTATGCATGGCGTAGTAGTCTGTCCCTGGTTTGCTTGGATTTTCGCGACTAAAAACCCGTCCAGAAAGACCGGTTGTCTTGCATAGTTCATCATATATACACCGGGCCAGTTTTTTACCCTTTTCGGAGTGTATTGAGTGGATACATTCCACCCGCTTTCCGGCGTTCATGTTCAGGTGGATTGATAGGCAATAGTCATATTTGTTCTTGACTAAAGATTCCCTAGGGCCTCCAATCGGTAGATCAATATCCTTATCTCTTGTGAGGGCAGGGTTGTACTCTTTCAGTAGCTCTTTCAGGCGCAATGCAATAGGCAACGTCAAATCCTTTTCCCTGTACCCTCCGGACACGCCGCCGGGATCAGATCCCCCATGGCCAGGGTCAATGATGAGAGTGGGCAGCTTCTTGGCCGGCTGCTGCAGTTTCGTGAGTTCAGACCAGGTTTTTGGGCCTGCTATGCCGTCAACAGACAGGCCTTTGGCTTTTTGGTATTTGACAACGGCATTATAGGTATTGTTGCCAAAATCTCCATCAGCACCGGTAGGGCCGCAGCTATAGCCCTGTGCAATGAGTAGCCTCTGGAGCAGATTTACCCATACGCCTTTTGCACCTTTTTTGAGTGTCGGTAGCTCGTCCTGGGTATATTTGCGATACCCGACAAAGATATTGCCCAAGCTCCGGCCGTCATAGCTCTTGTTGATGACATTGTCACCGATCATTAATGCCGAACTGCCCCCGCCGTCGAGGTTTGCAGCATTAGCTAAGCCCTCAAATTTTGCTACAGCCCTCTGCTCTGATGCTGTCAGACCCGCCTCGTTTGACGCCCGACCGTCGGCGGCAATAAAAACTATTGTGCCATCCGGTTTTTGACCGAAAAACGTCCGCGGGTTCTTGCTGATAATGCCGGAGAAATATTGCTCTTTGTCGTAACTATATTCGCCATTCCGCAGGAGCATATATGATGTCCCGACATTCCACTCAGGATTTTCAGGGATATTCGGCTCAAAAAATAGGCGCCCGTCCTTGTATGCAACGTTGATAAAAGCGTCTCCGATTGCATCTCCCATGCTTTCAGATTTCGGGTCGCTCATATTGAAAAATGCCCGGTTCACCCGGAGCCAGGTCACTTCATCCAATCGCGGATTGCCAAAAATCCGGCTGATATGTTCCCGCTTGCCCGGTATACCCTCTGTGTCCTCCAAACGAAGCTCCGAAGGTAAAAATTCTATGATATGGCAGGTGGAGTTGTAGTATCGCTTACTCGATATTTTCATTGTTATCGCCTTCTTCCGGGATTGTTACAAATTTACCCGCCCGATCTTTTACGAGTCCGAAAAATTTAGCGAACCACTCCGGTACCGGTACGCCCACAAGAATGAGATTTTTACAGATACTGAACCCTTCGGTACCAACTAGATAAAGTGTTACTGCAATACCCAATATAGCCTTGACAGGTATTATGATGCCAAAGCCCTCAGCCATATAGATGATGAGGTAATCGCCCAGGTAACCCAGCACGATGACAAAGGCGTACAAGGCCTTTTTAAACGCTCCTTTTAGTGCATATGTGCTATCAAACTTCTTTTCTTGCATAAAAACAGCTGCAATTCCCAAAACATAATCCATGATGACAAGCAGTGCTAGAATAATGATTATCTCGTTCATGCACCCAGCAAGATAACCAAGAACTCCGGCTACAAGTCCTATAAATCCTTTTGTCACGGTGGATTCGTTCATCGTTTATCCCTCACTTTCATTTTTTCTCTATATAAAAAGGACCCGGTTTCCCGAGTCCTTTGCCGTAACCGTCTTTGCCGGTATCCCAGTCGAACACGCTCCAGTTGATGGCATAGTCGGCGTCGGGCGCTATCTGAGCCAGGGTTTCAAGTTATCCGCGCTTACCTATATTGTGCTCCCTGTCGCAAACGCCGAAACCACATATACCACTATTTGCAATATCGTTCCTTCGCTCAAGTTCATATCCACCACCACGCATTTCTTGATAAAATTAAAAAAGCATCCAAATTTTAAGGCTGCGTCAATAGCTTTGTTTTTCTTATCAACCGTAATAGCTACTGTTTTCTCCTGAAACTACCTTATACTAAACTCTGATTTATCGATATAAATATTGAAACTGAAGCCTCCCCCCACATAAAATATTGCGGAATTTAAAATACCCGCAGTGTCAGCATCATCGCTAAGCCCCGTCACGGTAATAGTGTAACTATGGTTTTTATATAGCTGTGACAACATTATGCCAATCCCTCTGCTTACAGTTGTTTCTCCTGAACCAAAAATTACGGTCCTGTCCTGAATTAAATACACACTATCGGTATTGTCATATACAGACACATAAAAATGTCTTTGAGATATATCTTTTATTTTTCTTCTTTGCGCATATATGTATATATCTATGTTAATATTTGGATATTCGCGTACTGCAGTAAACGTAACACTTTTAGACGAGCCTTGCGGTATGTCGCCTGATATTGAGGGCAAATTGAAAAAATTAATATGGCGAGAATCAGAATAGCTTATCGCAAATCCAAGATCTTCCGTCAAAGATATAGGCATAAAAGTGCCAACTAAATCCGTGCCCGCATCGCTTGAAAATGTCTTTCCGGCTCTAACATCATCAGGCGTAGCATTGCCGGACGAATCGCTACCCTGTAAGATAAAATTTGTACCGTTGTACCTAACTGTATATACGCTTCCCGCCTTGAGATTGCCGGCAACAAGATCGTTCCCATTCGGCTTTTTGACAGACTTCGCTCCTAAGCCGTTGACGTTTATAGTTACCGCTCCAGTGTTTTCGGTGGAGTTTTTGAACGCAAAACACAAGCCCTCGTAATAGCTGCTCGGCGCTGGGCTTAGCGTGATTGCCTTTGTGTTTGTCCCTGTTGCCGTACCATACCCCGGAGCACGGTCGTACTTGCCAAGAATGTCGATATTGCCCTCTATCCTGTTGAAGTCTGCCGCACCCGGCACTGTCTGCCCCGGTTGCCCCCAGTTTGTTTTAGGCGTTTCCCATGCCATCTATACCACTCTCCTTCCTGTCATCCTGGCTGAAAGCGCTCCAGCCCATTCAATCTCCTGCCGTATCACATGATAGTCCTTGCCCTTGACCGTCACACGGTCTCCCAACTCTAGCGCCGGATTACCCCGCCAGTCAACTTCAATATCCCTTCTCGGCTCTTTGACTGATGCCAACAACGTATCCGCTATTGCTTGAGCCTGAGATAGTGTCTGCACAAGCGGGTTTGCCGGAAATTCAAACGTGAGCACACCGTTTTCTGTTATGCTTGCTTCATCCCTTACGATAACCCTTTCCTTGCCCTGTACCGTCAAAGGTTTGCCCTGAATTATAAGTGTAACATGTGCATCTGTCCCAGTAGTATTCTGTATTTTTATACTTGCGCCCCAGCCGTAGTATGTTGCCTCCGTTATACTCACGCCTGCGGGCGGGCTGTCAAGACTTGCTTGCGCTTCAATGACCGGCGGCTGATTATAAAATGCCGTCACCGTCTTGGTGCTGCTTGCCGGTATGGTTATCGGCTCATTGCTCCGGTAGACTTCCTCCGCTACTGCTGCCGGCCTCAAAGGCTGTGTATCAACGATTATCTCATTCGCCACCTGGTCTTGACGTGATGGCGCCCGGAGCGGCGGGAAGTAGTCATCTTCCGTTATTTCCAATACAGGTTCATCGCCTGTAATAAGAAAGCTCTCTATCTGTATCTTTCCGTCCCGATTCTGAAACGCCGCTGCCAGTCCGGCTTCCGCTATGAGCCTCAGGGCTTCACGGTGACTGACTGGATTAAACCATGCATAAGGCACCCTAATATTATTCAAAGTTGTGTCAATGACATATTCATTACTACTTAATCCTGCGTCCTGTAAAACCCCTTCCGCAAGCTCATACAGGCTCTTATTCGTCAGCACCTGCGAAGTCTGGAACGTGCTTTTCCGCAGTAGTTCCATTCTGTCTCGTGCGGTTACCGTGGCCTCCAACGCATCATCCGGGCTGTCCCAATCCAAAGACCAAAATACGCCTAAAGGCACGAATTCCGAATATGAAAATTTTTCGGTTAGTTCGCCCCATGTTGCCATGTGATCACCCCTTTTGGGTAAAATAAGAGAGCGGAATTTTCCGCTCTTGCGCTATCTTATACTGCTTTAAAATTAAATTGCTTTTGCATTTGATTTTATCAATTCTTTCGCCGGAACACCAACAACGGTTGTATTATCGGGTACATCTTTTGTTACAACCGCACCAGCTCCTACTCTACAACATGATCCAACTTTAACCTTCGGTAATATAACTGCATTAATTCCAACTTCGGTAAAATCACCAATTTCACAGCCTCCCGATACGCTTGCACCCGGAGAAATTTCGCAATAATTTCCTATAGTAGAATCATGTCCAATACGAGCACCTAAATTAATAAGTACACCTTCACCTATTGTTACTGAACATTCTATAATTGCCCCCCATAAAACACAGATTCCTTCGTGCATAACCACATCGTATTGCCCGATATACGCTTTGTCGGATATGACAGAACAAAGTCTACCGCCCAAACTTTTAGCTTTGTCAGCCAAAAATTTTCTTGTTTTAGCTCCACCGACACCGATAATAAAATCAGAACTCACATTCTTAAAGTGGTTTTCTAATGCTTCCCATGATCTTAAAATTTCAAATCTCCCATACAAAAGTTCTGGTAGATCATTATTTACATTGTCGAAAAAAATCAAGTCGTCAATCCGGTTGTCGTATTGCAATGTCTGTAATAATTGTTTTGCAAAACCTTTAGCCCCTAGAATGACCATTCTACACCTCCAAATATAATATTAACATAATTATACCATAATATGTTAATAATAGGAAGTGTTATTTTCTATAGCTAGGGTAATAATTCGTATATCAAAGGCTTTGCCATAAGCTGATGCCCCTTATCGTTTGGATGATACAGATCGTCTGCGTACAAATCAAGCGTCATATACTTGTCTAAATAGGGAGTTATAGCGTCAATCATTGGTACGTTATTGGTATCCGAAACCTCTTTCATGGCGTTTATATAAGGAATGTGTGCTTCACCTGAAAAATCGCCTCTTTGAATGTATGCATACAATAAGGCGTCGCCTGTTAGTTTAGCATGATCTATCAGTGTTTGTAATCCTGCCTTATAATCATTCAGTGATGTTTCATACATAATGTCATTTGCGATAAGAGCGATAATCGTAAGTTTTGGTTGCCAGAAGTCAATTCCGGCATCCAGTACAAAATCACTGAATATATGAGAACCGACAGTAGCACCATCACGACAAGAACGAATCATCCTGAATCCTTTGGCTGCATTGGTCAAAGCATAAGCTCCTATCAGCATCACGGGGCCGCTTTGAACAGTGATTTCTAAATTATGATTTAAGCTATCAAGCGTGCCTGCTGCTGCAATTTCTATTTCAGCAGCCCCAACGAATTCGCTGCTCCCCGACGCAACACTAAAAGTTCCTTTTGAAACTCCATCTATTTTAGCGGAAAAGCTTCCACCGACAGGGCTTAAAGCCGCAACAACCTTGACGCCTGTACCATAAAAATAGTAGTTTACAGTTGCGCCTTGCGTATCAGAATACATGTTGCCCTTGCTTACACCAAATCCTTCATTTTCGAGACTGTACCAATCGTCATCAAAAAACCAAGGACTGTTACTCCCATACGGCATATGAACAGGTATAAAACCCCATCCTAAGTCATCAAACTTTCTGCTGTATGCGGCGTTCAAAAGTCCTACATAGCTTTTTAAGGGATATTTTGCTTTATTTGGATCGCAATGCGCTCCTTCACCTGCGCTGTCGCCGATAAAACATATATTATATACACCCGTACCGCCAGCCTTCAGTGCATTGTAAGCGGCAAAGTATTGATCCAAACCACCATTGTCGAAGTTATGCTTGATATACTTGACCTCTTGTATCATGCCTTTCAAAACACGACCCTGATTCGCTGACAAGGCTTTGTTGGTAGCAGTACTTTCAAGATTGTCGACGATCTCTATCTCTGTACCCATACCATCTTCCAACTCCTTTAGTTTTTCGTCGATTACGTCAAAATTCTCGCCGAAGTCCAGTACATTAGCGATGTCCGACAATTCAGGCTTTTTCAAATTATAGTTTTCAGTATATTTCATAAAATCATGCCTCCTTAATCTCGCCCCATGTTTTTTGAACTATATCGCCCCATGTTGCCGGGTTTTCAGCTCCAAGCCAAACCTTGATCCTCCTGTTTGGTTTGAGTAGGTTTTTGAGCGGGCTTTGCTCATTATCAACATCGAATTTCTTGTCCTCGTTGTTCAAAACAAGTGTAATCTCATTCGAGGATATGTTCCCCACCGGTAAGCTCCCCTGGGATGCTTCTCTCTCTTCCAGAAGCCGGACGCTCACCAAATCGCCGGTTTCGTAGACTTCACGGATCGATGTGAAAAACTCAACGATTTTAGCACAAGTACCAGGCAGGCTCCATTTCGTTATTTCCAATACCTGTTTTGCCACGTCCAACACCTGCGGCTCTAATGCCTTGCTCCAGCTTACCTGGTCGTTCCCAGTGACAGTCTCGGTTTTAAGCAGGGTATCATCCTGGGCGTACAGCTTGATTGTAAAGTCCACGGGGTATTCTTCCCTTGCCGTGTCGCCTACAACCTTTAGCTGCCGTATTGGTCGGGGAAGATGTGTTACAGTAAGCGTCGGATACGGGGAAGAAAACGCTCCGCCTGCGCCGGCAAACTGTGCTCCCCACCAGCCCATTTGATACCGTGTCAGCATGTTGGCCGATGGCGCAAGGTGATATTCCCCTGTTGTCAAGTCCCAGGTACCGTCGAGGCAGGCATACTTGTGCGTAGTCTGGTCCACACTGTCGGCGGTCTGCTTCGGATAGCTAACATTGGCCTGTTCGTTGGCTTCGATTGTCAAGCTTTGATCCATGAACGGATCGGTATAGTCAATCTCAGCCCTTGCCAGTACTCGCCGCCTGTCGGCCTTCATCTTGTCAAGAAAATCTTGTGTAACTGGATACACCTATACCACCACCTCACGGGAACAACAACGCTGCTACGGTTACGCCCTCTACAGCACTGTAGTCTACATATATTTGCCCTGCCCCGCCGTCAGTCTGATTGTATATGTCGGTTGCAAACGGGCCGATGAATTTCTGTTTTCCTGCCTCGATAAGGACTTCCCTGTCAGCCAGTTTCAGGCCAGCCCGGACATAACCGGAGAGGATTTTTACGGTTATTTCCTCGTCGCTATCGTTGCAGACGTGGAGGATTACCCTGCCGTTGTTCTCCACAGCGTGGCCTTCTGCTGCTGCGGGAGAGTATGCCGCTGTTAGGCCGGTGTCACTGAGTTGTTGTCTTGCTAAGCTTACACGTGCCATTTCAAATCACCTCACTGTTCAATAAATCCTATACTTACCTCTTCCCAATACCTGACGCCGTTTTTCGTGTGCCACAGGCTGGTTACAATGTCCCCTGCATAACAGGTCATTGTCTTGCTGCCCCCTGTATCCGGGTACTCCAAACTAAAAAACGGCTTATTGGCCGTAATAGTATCTACTATCAATTTTAGGTCGTTGTCGGGCAGCATCTTCCAAACCACATCCACTCTGCGCTTTGTAGCTATCAACTCCATCATCATTTTACCGGATGCGGACCGGCTGGATTTAGTTATATCGAAACGCCCGACTTTCAGTTCGGAAGGTGTTTTCACTGTTACTCCTGCGATTTTCAGCATGCTTTACACCCCCTGAACTACAAGATTCAGGCCCTGCCGCTGGCCCTCTCGGATTATGGCGGGTAGTTGCATCCTTGCAAGGGTAGTATTGTCTATCTTAAGCACCAGTTCCCTGTCATCCTGTTTGGCTGATGCCTGCATGATTCTCATGGCATTAATAAACGCCCTATACACTGCCTGCTCTATTGTCTCAGCAGTTAGCCCCGCTGCTGCAGGATTGTATTTCTTAGGCACGACAGCTTCACCTTCGTGGAGATATGCAAGCATGTCCTGCGGCACATAGTTTGTGCCCGTAGCGAGTTTTTGGATTTCGGGAATATTAAAGCCAAAGGTTGATCCTTTCGGTATTCCCAAAATGTCGGCAACCCAATTGGGAACTTTAATACTGATTTTATTCAAGCCGCGAATCAGGTAATTAGCAGCACTGATAATAATGTTAATGGCGCCTTTAAAAACAGCGACAATGTTGTTCCATACACCTTCAAACATTGTCTTTATGCCTTCCCAAGCCCTTCCCCAATCACCGGTGAACACGCCAACAATAAAGTCAATCAGACCACCTAAGATTTTTATGAAGCCTTTTAAGATATCAACTATAACGCCAATTACTGTCCCGATTACATCAACAATAAATTGGAACGCATTAGCGATTGGTGGGCCAAGATTCTCAGCAAACCATTTGACGATAGGTGCTATGAATTTGTTGTAGATTTCCATGGCGCCGGTTACCAGTTTGCCGATGAAATTCATGAGTTCATCTACCAACCCTTTCAGGTGGTTATCCCACAATTGCTTGACAGTGCTGACAATTCGGTCCCATATGGGCTTGAGCAGATTATTCCACCAACTGGTCAACAAATCGGTTATGGTGTTAAATGTTGTTAAGATGCCTTCAACGATACCGCCTCCCCAGTTGTCCCAGAAAGTTTTAATAGAGGACAGCACATCTACAATAATATGAGATATGAGTTCCATCACCGGCTGAATTACATCGTTGAATATCCCGTCGAATATGGTTTTCACAGAGTTAAATAATCCTTCAAATATCTGCACAGCGCCGGTCCATAGGTCATACAGTAGGGGCAGGCCATCTGTTATCAGTGCGTTAAATATTGGTGTTATTGCTTTTATCACGCCTGAAACGACATTAAGGATAGAATCAAGTAGCCCTGAGAAAACATTCCGCAGTGTTGTTATCGTCTGTTCTGCATATGTCAGTAGGTTACCGCTGAGGAAGTCCTTCACCTTGCCTGTCATTTCTTCCATGCCCGAACCGATGGCGCTCAATGCTTCCGTGAACTTCCCGCCGGTCCATGAAGCAACGGGATTTAAAAAGTCCTTAAAGAAGGATTTAGCATATGAAATGAACCCCTCAATCACAGGCGTGAGCAGTTTCAATGTGCTTGCCAGCAGTTTTAAAAAGCTAGGGATGGCATCAGAAATAGACCATTTGCCGAACGGAACCAATACTTCATTAAAAAGCCACTTAATGCCGTCTCCAACGCTTTTAACTATCGGTTTTGCAGCAGCTTCCAGTTCTTTAAATCCTGCAATCGCTGGGCCGAAAAGGGTTTTTAACTTTTCAAGAGTCTCCTGCATCTTCGTCATCGACTCAGTCTGACCTGTATCTTCTATTTCAAACGGGGTAACGGGTCCCGACTCCAACGTTGCAAACATGGTTTCATCTGCGGTATCGGCCATATCCTCCTGCAGCTGATGAACCTCATCAAAAGATTGCAGGTTTTTCTTTGCTTGCTTGGTTGCTTCCTCTGTAGCCTCTCCAACGTCAGTCATGGCAACCGCCTGATTTTCTGTACTCTGCACAAGGCCGTCTGTGGTCTGCTGTGCCTTTTTACCCATAACGCCCTGCACCATTGTATAGAATTGCTGCAGGAAGTCGCGGACTTTTATAAGCATGGCGTTCAGTCCGCCGAACAGGTTTTGCGTCAGCGCGCCGACAGTCATCCTCCATATATCCTTAATGGATGACGTAACGCCCTGCCAGGTGTTTTCCATAGATGCCATCATGCCGCCGAAGCGTTTAGTCATGCCTTTGGTTAGCATTTCAACGGCCTTACCACCTGGGATTAAACCCTTTGATACCATATCCTGGAGTTCGGGCACTGTTTTCCCCATCGCCTCCGCCAAGATATGCCATGCAGGAACTCCGGCTTCTGTGAGCTGGCGCATTTCCTCAGCTGAGAGCTTGCCTTTGGCCCGGATTTGCCCCAATGCAAGGGTTATCCTATCTATTCCAACAGAGCCAGAACCAAGCGCCGCTGACGCATCGCCAACAGCCCTCAGCGTAGGCAACACTTCTTCTGCCGCGAAACCATAGGCAAGCATGCGCTTTGCAGCTTCAAGCAGTTCCGGGTATTCAAAAGGCGTCCTTACTGCAAAATCGGCCATGTCCTCAAGGAACTTCTGCGCTTTTTCCGCGCTGCCCAACATGGTTGCGAAACCAATCTGTGCGGTCTGGAGCATAGAGTTGAAGTCAATCGCCGTTGAAACCGTAGCCTGAAATCCCTTTTTTAGAGCCTCAAACATGCCCATGCCCAGCGTAACGGAAAATGCATTCTTGAAGAGAGCACCTATCTTCAATCCCGCTTTATTACCCTGTGTCTCTGCTTTTTTCAGACCTTTTTCAAAAGGTTTATCGTCCAAGCCCAGCTTCGCTATAACCTGCCCGACTGTCATCCTGTCTCACCTGCCTTTACCACGGGCCACTAAGCCCTTTTGCTTTTGCGTCCTGTATGTGTTTCGCATACTTTTTGTCTTTCTTTTGTTCTTTTGTGCCTAATATCTGCTGCATGAGCTTTTCAAATTCTTTGCTTATAAAGTCGTCTGGCTCCACAAGTTTTGGTTTTTTCTTTTTACCGCTGAATACTCTTGATAGCGCAGCAGTGCAGTTTGCTATAACCGCCGCCAAAAACGCCCACTTACTCTTTTGCTCTGCATATTCTTCTACTAGCTTTTGCTTTTGTAGCTCTTTTAGAATCGCCTGCAGCTCGCTTGGATACAGCTGCCGCATCTCGTCCAGCGTCCAGCCGAATTCTCTCGCAAGCAGCACGATTACTTCCGCTGTGAGCCAGTCTGAGCCAAAAGCATCAGCTTCGGTATCATCTGCTTCAGCGCGAAAAAATTTACGTCAATAAATGCTCCGATCAGCTTTTCCAAGTCGCTCATGTAAGCGTTTTTGACATCGTCCTCCGTGATGTCCGGGAACACCACGGGCAGCTTTTTATAAAGCAAATCCCAATCAAGCTCTAGGTCGTTCAGGGCTTTATCAAGGTTTTTCAGTTTTCCTTTTGTGCTCGGGAATAGCTCCCGTGTTAATATTTCAAGCTCGCCGATGCGCCTTTCCTGCACATCTATGTCCTTACCTGCAAATTTCACGATTTTATTTCTCGGCATGTTATCCCTCCTGTATTAATTGACCTATGCCTTCAAAAGTTATTTTCATTTCTGTTATTTCTTCTGCCATTTTCAATGCCGGAAGTTCTACATTCCCGGCCAGAGTTCTCGCGTCATCTCCTTTGCCGATAAATAGCCGGACAAAA